GTTTTGGCCTAGGTTTAACGTATCCGTTGAAACATCAAAAACATTTCGAATATTAAATCCGTTTGTTGCGTCTTTAACTAGAACTGCCTGTCCCCTCTCATATTCCGCGCCCTCTCCGGCATCAACAACAAGGGTTCCCCTTACCGTATCCGTTCCGGTTGTTGAACCCGCAACCGTGTCGCGTTCCGTGGCAACAATTTTTTTATCACCTAAAAGAGAATGAAACATTTTCCCATAATCGGGTTCCGTTCCTTCAACTCCGGAATGTCTAATATAATGTGAAACACTGGCCGTTGGGTCTTCGGAACCGAGGATTGTTTTCGCTCGTCCAATTGATCCGGTCAATTCGGCGTTATCTAGTTCGTTAAAACTAGGTTCTAAATCAAATCCGTCTTGTAGGGCGGTGTAATCCGTTGCGGCCGACGGGAAAACCGGAGTTCCTTCCGTTGATTCCTCGACAATGGCCAAAACTGATTTTTTATTACTTAGTTTACTCATGGTTTTAAAACTCCATTATATATTTATGTGATATTCAATATTCCAAGTCGAAACCAACGCGACGTAATTGTTCTTTTCATTAAAAACGAACTCAATACCATTATCACCTAGAAAATCATTCTTGGCGAGTAAATCGTTAAGCGTCCCGTCCTCGTCTATTGCCTTAATTAGCTTCAATTGATCTTCAAATAATTTTGCCTCAATTGCTTGCCTTGCGCTATTGTCGCGGTCGGTTGAAACAACTAAATTCGTTAATGAAACCTCAATTTCCCTTGATAACGAATAAGCGCACGACGCTAACCGTCTTAAATTGTTTATAGGCAAGGCCGCAACCCCCCAACCTGTTTTAGTTAGCGCTTCGGCATTAGCATCTAAAACATAGGGGTTTGTTAATTCGAACCTTTCGTTTGCTGGAAAAGTTTCCCGAATAACCTCGATAAATCTTAAATATGAATCGGTCGCAATAGTCACCGGGTTAACGTCCTTATTTTAGAATTACGGTCGGAAACGTCAATTTTCCCGTCGCCGTCCGAATCAATGGTTAATCGTCTTGTTTTCAAATTCGCCTTAAAATCTTTGTCGGCCATTAATTTTTTGTCGGCAAAATCAGGGCCTAGGGAACTATAAATTATGGATAATGTTTTATAGGCCGTGGACATATAAAAATCGTCGAATTGAATTATTTGACCCTCGTCAATAATAAGGCCATGCGCCTTTAAGTAAATGGCCGTTTGAATGGACGCAACCAAAACTTGCGGAATCCAATCCGTTTGGCCTAATGGCGCTAAATATTCGTTAATGTCTTGATCTAACGTTTGTAAAAAACGCTCATCCGTAAAAGCATAGGATAATTGTTTAATGGTTGTTGTTATATCAATTGGGTTTTCAAATTCCACTTTCGCCCAATACAAATCGTAAATCTTAGGCCCGCCGGAAAAATCCCCAATGTCCTCGGTATCGTCCCGATTCCATGAATCATTTTCCCCCGGAATAAATTGAACAACCCCGTTTGTTGAAACCGAACTTGATGCATCTAAAACATCAACGGCCTCGACGAAGTTTGTTCCGTCCCATATTGATACTTTCATTTTTTCAATTGTTGCGTTTGCAGTATCAATCCATAAATGAAAATTATTAAAAGGCATTGTTTTGCCGAGATAAACGGCGTCAAAATCCCATTCCCATGTCTGCGCGTCGTTTGCGTTCGCAATAGATAAATCGGTAAAAACCGCGCCTTTTTTCCCGACTATTCGAATCCATTGATGCAACATTTTTATTTTTCCTTTTTTATTTTAACCGGAATTGTTTCCATTAACTCTTTTGTTCGGCGCACCCTCCAAACTAAATGGCCGCAAACTACGCCGAAGCTATAAGTTAAAAATGGGTACTTATAACTCCAAACAATAAAAGTATGTGAAATTGACGCTTCGGTTCCGCCGCCCGCTATTGCGAAAACGTCCCATATAATCCAAATTGCAACCGTTACCGCCATTAAAATTTTTGTTATTTTTTTCCAATTCATATTTATACCTCAACATACCGCAATAGATTGCAAATAAATTTTATATCGGAGTTTCCGGGGTTATTAATATGCGCCCTGATATAAAGTCCCGCAATTAAATCGGCCTTATGTTCCCGTATTGTGCTAGATTCATCCGTAAACATATAATAATCATCGGCGAACCCGTCTAAAACAGTGTTTGGCCCGTAACCTAAAATATCATCCTTATCAATTACGCAAAAATCTATTTGAGGGGGATAACTATCCTCCCCGCCAATTACTTTATAGTTAACCCCAACCATGAACGATTGAACATCAACCCCCCCATATTGAAGCTGGGGAACTGGCCAATCGTGGTCGCTATTTGTCCCGGCCGCCTGCAAAACGTTAAATATGCCAACGTGCCGAACTCTTTTATTATCATCAATAAAAACGTTTTGGGTTCGATGTAATGCATTCCCTTCACTATCTTTTTTTGGAATATAACCAGCACCCATAACTAACCGTTCCTAAAACCAAAACCAATAAACTGCAATTTATTTACCTGGCTTAAATTATCGTTTATTCGTACCAATATTTTATCCGACGTATCTTTTTCTAAAATAAATGGGTTCGCCGGGGAAAACGTGGCCGTTACAAAATCGTCGCCCGAACCAATTATTAGTTCATATTTACCGCCGGGGCCAAATGAAAAATGCGACTCAAGTTCGCCCGTGTTTTTAATGGGCAAAAAATCAAATACTGTTCCTTGGCTAGTTACTTCAACGTCAATTCCATTGGATAATTCGGAATTAAGCGCTAAAAACTTATCAACCTGAATACCATTATCAAATGCCGTGAATCTCATCTCTTGAACAACTAAATCCGATGCCCCGGGGCCGGATTCTGCATTTATTGTAAATTCAACTGGCGTTCCCGAACCGTTTACGTCCATATCCGCGGATCCGCCGTTTTCTGCCTCTAAAAAAAACAAATTTCCAAGGGCAACCGGAACCGACGATGATTTAACTTGTAGCTTATCAATGCCGTCGGTATCCGTAATAACATCGGCCAAAACGCCAGCATCTCCGGCAATTCGACTAATTACCTCGTCGGCGTCGGTCGTTGCGTTTGAATCGTTAATCCCGCCCATTTTCTACCTTATTTTTTTCGTCTATTTTTGGTTTGTCTTCGGCCAACTCTTTTAACCATTTCAAACAATGCGCGACGATTACGCAATCAATGGGCGACGCTGTAAACGTCGCCCTATCTAAAACTTTAATTAACGCCTTCGCGTTTTCCTGGTTTTTATCCAAGTTCGAAAACCCTTACGTCTTGAGTACCCGACGCCGCAATTGCCTTTAATGCAATGGCCTCGCCGCATTCTAGCGACATTGTGGCGCCCTTGCGAATTTCTACGCCGTTCGCGGAGCTAACCGTTCCCGTTCCAATATAAACTGACTTGTCGCCCTGGTTTTGGACCATTACACGGGTTCGCCCGGCCATAATAGGAAGCGCAACGCCGCCCGCTGTAGTATCAACCGAAACGCTAACGTTTGCACTTGAAACGTTTGGCGCGTCGTTAATCATAATTCGACGGTATAAATCGGAAATTGCATTTGCCTTATCCCCGTCCGCGGAAACCGCACCTAGGGCCGACGCCGTATCGTGCGCTCGGTAACCAATCTTTAATGGATTTTCATCGTCGGCCGCATCGTCGGCGGTTAAACTTGATAAATCCAAATCAACTTGTAAATCAATATCAGCGGCTGCAATGTTAACGTCGAGGGCCTCTTTTGAACCCGCGGTTGTATGTGTTAACAATGTTCCGTCGCTTGATCTTAAATACGAACCAATGTTTGGCCCTTCGGCCGCGTCCGATGGATCAAATAAAAAACGTTCTAAACTTAAATTCGACATAATTTCCCCTCCATGGAATTAAGTAAATTCGATTATTTCAACCGTTTGATTTGCCTTGTCGCTTCGGAAATAAAGCGTTTTGGAATCAAAATCAACCGAATCAAAAGTTAATGTCGCCCCTTTTGGAATCGTGAAATAATTGGTTGCCGTTTCCCCGGAAACCGTTGCTAGTCTTAATTCCGCAATTCCCCTTAATCGTATCAAAAATTGTTTAGAATCGTTAGAAACATTTAACGATTCTTCGTCGCCCGCCGTGGGCAAACTTAAATTATATATTTTTGCGTTTGTAGCTATTAAACCCGAAAACGTTACGTTTACCGGGTCGCCGGGCGGGTTTTCAATGCAAGTTCTTGCGGTCGTTGCATCGGGATCATTTGGCGAAATTTTATAATTCGCTTTTACCCTATCTTGAACCGCTAGTTTATTTATGTCCGCCATTTAAAACCTTTGTTAACGAAACGGGGCCGCAATCCATTGCAACCCCGCGGCCTAACGAGAAAAGGGTAGAAAAACGTTAGGCCTTAACTTTTCGTTTCGTTGTCTTTTTAGTTTTCTTAACTGGTTTTTCAGCTTGATCTTTTTTAGGGAACATGGTCGATGCGTGAAAATCACCCTCGGCCAAAGTAAACGAAACATACCATTTGGAACCAAAAACATTGATTCCTTTTATTTCAACCTTGAAAGGAAGCGCCTCTATTTGGCGCTCCACTTCGTCAAGACTAAAACCGGATATATTTCTAAGTTTAGTCCCGTTCAAGATTAACCTGAAATTTTAGCGACTCTCGTATTATCGAAAAGTTTCGCCCCGAAAAGAATTTCAGCGGTCAATAGGAACGCTCGTTTCCCCGCACCATGCATATCGGATAGTTTAACCGTCATGCTTGATTGCATTACATGGGCCATTGCCGAAGGATGGGCCGCATAACCAGTATCGGACGCGAAACCGTCGCATTCCCCAACTGAAAAACCGTAAATTGGCGAACTAAACTCTCCGGTCGCCGTAGGACTACCAGCGGGAATAAAGTCGCTTGATGCGAATGCAGTTTTTTGGATAATGTCGCTGTAGTAGTCAACATCCAAAAACAACCCTCGGTTTTGAGTCGGAACCTTTGAACTTGATAAGAGTCGTCTTAGTTCCGCAACGTCCCCAACGTTTAAGTCTGATGCAACCGTTGGCGCAATATCTTGAGCACCCGCCGGAACAATCAAACTTTCAATGTGATCTTCCATTTGCTTCATAACCGCATAAACTAGGGCCTCTCTCGCTTGCGATTGAAACTCTAATGATTGAAGCTGGGCAAGGTTTTCAATTTGAAATGAAGCGGTCGCCAATCGGTCGGCCTTTACTTCAAATTGATTTACGGTAACAGCTTCCGAATTAATATCGAGCGTGTTACCAACGCCAAATTCAATATTTTCCCCGGTAGGCGCAGCAATTTGGTTAACCTTAACCGTATCCCCAGCATTCCTAATTTCACCTTCATAATCTCGCATGAAGAATGAACCGAGTTTTAATTTTGCCCGTAGTTCGTCATACATTTGCGTTGACCAAACCGTAGGGATTAAGTTTTGTAATTCAGTTTTTCCAGTGTTTACTAGTGCCATTCCATGGCCTCCTAT